AGAGTTAGACGCATACGTTACCTTGAACAATCTTTTAGATGAATACCAACTTGTGATATAAATAAATCGTTCTAGTTTTTCAGAAAACCCTTGTAGTGGTGCAATAATTAGCACCTATACAGGGGTTTTTCTTTTTGGTATTAGTAGAATGTGAAATTATTAGATACCATACTTGGACGCAAACCACAGCCAAAGCCTGCTGACGCTCTCCCATTCTTTAAGACTTTTACTAGTTACACTCCCACGTTTACCTCTTTCAATGGTGGTGTATACGAGTTAGAGCTAACACGCTCCGCAATTGACCGCTTTGCTACTGCTTGTTCAAAGCTAAAGCCTGAAATAGTGGGTACTGCAAAAAAACAAATAGAGCGAGCGATTAGAACTTCTCCTAACGATTGGCAGACTTGGCCACAGTTTCTGTATAGATTAGCAACAATTCTTGAATGTGACACAACCGCATATGTTGTTCCTGAACTATCTCCTAGAGACGGTGTAACCATAACTGGTTTATGGCCGTTGAAATGCCAAAATGCAGAACTAGTTGAATACAAAGGACAACCGTGGATTAGGTTTTACTTTGTAACTGGTGATACCGCTGCTATTGAAATGAGTAATGTATGCATAATCTCTAAGTTTCAGTACACCTCTGATATTTTTGGCGAGCGAAACAATCTTCAAGAAACAATGAAGTTGCTAGTTGCGCAAAACGAAGCACAGCAAGAAGCAATAAAAACAGGTGCAACCAACCGTTTTATTGGCTCTTTAATTGGTCAAGTGCGAGAAGAAGAAATCCAAGAGAAACGAGATCGCTTTGGTGCACAAAATTTAAGCGAACAAAACAAATCGGGAATTATGCTTTATGACCAAACGTTTAATAACGTAGAGCAGATAAAGCCTTATTCCTATGCGATTAGTGACGGCGAGATGAACCGTATCACGCAAAACGTTTTTAATTACTTTGGCACAAATCAAAACGTCTTGCAAAACTCTTACAACGAAGAAGAGTGGAACGCTTATTACGAGGGCAAGGTTGAGCCATTTGCGTTGCAGTTGGGCGAGGGACTATCTCATATGTTGTTTACGCAACAAGAAAGATACAAGAACCAAATTAGCTTTAGTTCTAACCGCCTTGAATATGCAACATCACCTTCAAAGCGAAACATGATTAGAGACATGATAGACCGCGGTATTTTCTGCATTGATGATGCGCGTGAAATCTTGCAAATGCCACCTCTGCCAAACGGCGAGGGACAAATGCGAGTAATCCGTGGTGAGTACATTGACTCTCAAACGTTAAAAGAGGTCAAAGCTGACAAGGATAGTCCAAGTCGCGATGAAATGAAGCAAGACAGCGACCGCCACGGAACAGGCGACACAGATAACTTAGATGAATAGGAGCGATTATGCCTATCGTTGATGGAAGAGAATATAGAAGTTTTGAGCTTGCAATGCAATCTGTCGAAGAAGAACCTAGCTATATTGTTGAGGGATATGCAACTACATTTAATGAGAGTTATCCGATAGGTAATGGATATTACGAGCGCATAGATGCACATGCGATTGATGGTGCAGATATGAGTGATGTTATTTTTCTATTAAACCATGGAGGCATGGTTTTTGCGCGTTTGAGAAATAAAACCCTATTCCTATCAATAGATACACACGGACTGAAAGTCCGCGCAGATATTAGAGGTTGCCAACAAGGGCGCGAGCTTGCAGAAGGAATTAAGAACGGTCTAATCGACCGTATGAGTTGGTCATTTAAAGTCGCGCCCGATGGGTGGGAATACGACCCACTTACCAAAACTTCAACAATTACAAAGATTGAAAAAATCTATGACGTATCAGCGGTTTCAATTCCTGCTAATGACGGGACTGAAATACATTCGCGGTCATATCTTGACGGAGTGATTGAGAGTGAGCGCAAGGAGTTTGCGCAGCGCGAAGAGATGAAAGAGAGGGCACGTATAGCGACTGCCCTTGAACTTTACTAAAGAAAGGAGTATGGCATGGAAAAAATCGAAGCCATGACTGCCGAGGAGTATCGCGCACTTGATGCAGATGCTTTTGAAAAACGTCGCAAGCTCATTATCGAAGCTAGCGAAGATGGAGAAGCTATGTCTCTTGAAGAACTCCGAAGCGAAGCCGCACTTATCAAAGACGAGTGTGAGCGTAGAAGTGCAATTGCTGAAATGCGTCAATTAGACGTAGCTGCAGTTGCAGGTGGCGCAGGCCGTGTTTTAGGTGGCCAAGCTGCTATTGAGACCAGAAAGAACGAGGAAGAAAAGGTGAAAGAAGAAGGCGTTAACGGCGTTCAATATAGAACTGCTTTTATGGACTATTCTTTGAGGGGCATTCGCTCTGATGAAATTATCCAGCACAGAGCAGACGCAAACACACTCACTTCTGATGTGAGCGCGGTAATTCCTACAATTCTTGTAGACAGAATTATTGAAAAAGCTGAAACCTATGGCATGATCCTCCCACTGGTTACAAAAACTAACTATCCAGCGGGTATTGAAATTCCTGTTGCGTCTCTTAAACCTGTTGCGTCTTGGGTCTCTGAGGGTGCATCTTCTGATAAACAGAAGTTCGATGCAAAACAAAAAATTGTGTTCACACACTTTAAGCTCCGTTGTGAAGTTTCCATGTCTATGGAAGTTTCTACAATGTCGCTCTCTGCTTTCGAGAATAAGTTTGTAGAGGTTGTAGCTCGTGCAATGGTTGAAGCACAAGAGAAAGCAATCATTAACGGAGACGGAACAACTCAACCTAAAGGCATTTTGAAAGAAACACCTGCAACTGGTCAAGCTCTTACAATCAAATCAGGCGAGGGTCTTACCTACGCTAAACTTGTTGAAGCTGAAGCTGCAATCCCACAGGCGTATGAAGCTGGTGCAGTTTGGTTTATGTCTAAGAAATCGTTTATGTCATTTGTTGGCATGGTTGATACAGCAGGACAACCTATTGCACGTGTAAATTATGGTATTGGTGGAGTTCCAGAGCGTTCCTTGCTTGGGCGTTCAGTTGTTCTCACTGGTGATTATTTGCCTTCATTTAATGCAAAGCCAGAAGCTGATACAACGTTTGCATTTATTTTCCGTCCAGAAGATTATGTTTTGAACTCTGTTTATGACATGGGTATTCAGAAGCGTCAAGATTGGGACACAGAGAACATGCAAACTAAAGCAGTTATGGCATGTGATGGCAAAGTAGTTGATGTTAATTCACTCGTAACTCTTACAGTTACAAAGGCATCTGCATAGGAGTTTTTCTAAATGAAAGCAAAAGTTGTAACGCCATTTCAAGACAAAGAAGCAAATATACTCCGCAAAAGCGGTGAGGTGTTTGAGTGTTCTGATGCGCGCTTTTCTGCTATCAATTCCACTGAATACGGCATTTTGGTTGAAGCAGTGGAAGAGGAAAAGCCTAAAGGGCGTATGCGTAAAAGCATGACCAAAAAGGACTGATTCAAATGAGCTTGCTCGAAGATGTAAAGATTGTGTGTAGGGTTTCTAGTTCCGTGTTTGATACGGAGCTAGAAGCTCTGATTAGCGCGGCACTTGCTGATATGGAGCGCGTGGGTATTCGAAAAAGCCTTATCAACGAAGAGACGATTAACCCGCTCGTGCGCGTTGCAGTGTTTTCATACGTTAAAGCACACTTTGGTTATGACGTTAGCGAGCGAGCAGAATTTGATAAAAGCTACCGTTTGGCAGTTACTGATTTGATGAACAGTGACGCAAATATAGCAAGCAAGGTTAACACTGATGGCGAAGTATAACGAAGTTCTAACACTCCGTTCTGTTTCTCACGAAGAGACCGACACAGGCGCGATTGTAGACGTGGTTAATGATGTTGAGGTGTTTTTTAACAGATACACCATGAGCATTGAAAACCGACTTGCAGGAGCAGCGGACGGGTTCAAAGGTTTAGTAACAGGACAGGTTCGCACTTGTGATTATGCAGGACAACAAATCGCGCTGATAGGTAACACTAAGTACACAGTGACAGACGCTCAAAATAGCGGAGAGTTCACAACTCTTACTATGGCAGAGAAGCTATCAAATACAGCAGGTGACTAATGGCACGCGCAGTTAACGTAGACCAATTCACATACGTCATGGAAGATATGCTTAATGACGTGCGAGTCCACATGAACGCAGGAATGCCTAAAGCGGTTCAAGCGTCTGTAAGAAAAGGCAGACGTGAGACAGTTGCGAATATTCCTACATCAGGGATAAAAAGTCACACAGGGAAATATGCTAGTGGTTGGGCAACCCGAACAAAGCGTGATAGTAGTGAAAAAACTACAGGTGTTGTTTACAACAAAGCAGTACCAGGACTTCCTCACTTGCTAGAAAAAGGACATGCAAAAGTTGGAGGAGGTAGAGTTGAGGGGCATGAACATATCGCGCCCGCAGCTGAAACAGCTTTTGAAGATTTTGAAGAACGAATTAAAAGGTTAGTTGACACTCTATGAGCAATAAAGACGTTACAAAGGCAGTGAGGAGCGCAGGATTAAAAGTTGCGCATATCGCATGGCCTGAAGGTTCAGCACCCGCTCTGCCTTGGTGCGTCTACTTGCTCGAAGAGGATAGCAAACTAAACGCAGATAACAAAAGGTGGTATGCCTACCCTCGCTGGCGTGTAGAGCTTTACCACTTGCAAAATGATGAAACATCAGAAAAGAAGCTAGAAGAAGCATTAACCGCGGCTTTTGGTGACTATGACAAATATGAAACATGGCTCGATAGTGAAGCGTGTGTAATGACCGCTTACGAGTTTAACGAGATTGGAGATAATAATGGGTAAAGTTCGCTATGGAATTGAGAACGTTTACTATGCACTCATTAAGAGCACAGGTGAGTTTGATACACCTAAGCCCTTGAAAGGTGCAGTTTCCCTCACGCTTGACGCAGAGGGCGACTCTAACAAGTTCTATGCTGACGACACAGCATATGCAGTATTTGAGACTAATGCAGGCTACACAGGCACTCTTACAATTGCATCTCTTGAAGATGATGCGCGTGCAGACTTGCTAAAAGAGGTGAAAGACGCAAACGGCGGTGTCTATGAGCAATCTGACGCAAAGCCAGCTGCTTTTGCTTTGCTCTATAAAATCAAGGGTAATGTTTGCGATCAGAACTTCGCATTTTACAATTCAACTCTAACAAGACCTTCACTAAACGCAAACACCACATCAGACAGCACCGACCCTGACACAGTGGAGCTTCCTATTTCTTGTATTCCGCTAGAAATGGCAATCGGTGAAGAAACCAAAAAAGTGACGAAATACTCGATGGAGCGTACAGAAGCAAACAAAACTGTTTATGACGCTTGGTTTACTACAGTGCAGAAACCTACTGCTGTTATAGGAGCATAACTGAATGACCACAATGAAGCTAAAGCTAGGCGAGGAAGAAAAAGAAGTCCCAGTCGGCGTTACCGCGCTTGTGATTTACGAACAGCAGTTTAAGTCTGACATGATTAAAGATGTGTTCGGGCGTTCTGTAATCCGCAGGCAAGA